TCTATAAGCGAATTGGGTGTCCATAACTTACCGGCTCGATCGCGCCAGCTATCAACGGTAATGCGAGCTGCGTAACTGCGTCCCCAAGCACGATTAGCCATCCATTGCGCTTTACGTTGCGCGATGTTCTGACCTTCCATCGTTTGTTCGGATACAGCTATGTAGGGTCTGAATACGCCTTGGCCCGGTAATTCCGGATCTTGTGCATGACCGTGGACATTTGAACCACCAACATCAGGCCCTAAATGGTCAACTGCTTGCCATACAATGTAGTAATCACTAAACCTCTGATCGACAGTATATTCGGCACCGGCTGATTGAATATTTACGCCTTCATATAAACCAGAAGCCATTTTAGTATTCCCGATATCACCAATGACCAAATTACCATCTGTGTTATCGTATACTAGAAAGCCTGCATATCGCGTGATTCGCTCGATAATACCAAATGGCTTTTCACCCAAGCTTATTGTAAAGTTTGGTATTGAAAGGCCTTGTGTTGAGGTGTTTTTTATAACTTGAACCTTAAATGGTGAACATAAATCAGTTGCGATCTTAAACAAGTCGCCACCTGCTATCTGTCCATTTGGAACCCAAGCACTGCAATCAACAATCTCACGGCAGTTGCTACGCCCGGACACTGAAATCTTATGGGTGTTTGGATCATATGCCGGGCTATACCGATCTATCTTGCCAGTTATAACCGTGTCATCACCAAGCTTTACTACACATTTAGCGCCAGGACGAAGTATGATATCAGGTTTATTTGGATAATGTTCGGTCAGCGATATGCTAAAATCACTTGGACAGCGTTCTATTGATCGGGATATTCTGAACTCTTCCCATCCAGATACCGTCTGATTATCAATTGTTATGTATAGATCATCGTAAATTTGAACCATTAATAAGAAAGCACTTCCAGCGTATTCTGCATAAACAGCGGATGAATTGGGTTATTTCTAATAGTAATTTCATCAGTCCTAGTCGCATCCTGGTATAACATGTATGCGATCTTACTTACTGGTAAGCTTGTATTAAAGCTAACATCGTAAAGTTCAGGTAGCTGACTTCCACGGGTTTGGAGATCATCGACAACTGCCGTTCTTAGTCGTTTTAATGCCCGGTATGTGCTATTATCATAATTATCAGCGGCTATCTCAATTTCTGCATCGAATAGCGGAATAACCTGTTCCATCATAGCTTCTGCATCTGTGCTTGATGTGAAGTTATATTCAGCTATTGCTTTTGCAAGCTCGACCAATGCTGATCGACGTATAACCGATAAAACTATAGATGACCCGGCATATGGAGAATCACTCGTATACGCAGCTAATTGACTGATTAATCGGATCTGATCCGCTGGATCATTTACAGTCGCTTGAATTGTATCGTTAAGACTGATAAGTGCATTAGTAAAACTCGTGCAAGATGGTTCTGTAGCAACTATTTGACCTGCTATTGTAACCAAATTAGAGCCAAGTAAGTCCACCTCTGCTGCATTGTTCGTAGCTGCGCTCACCATTGCTACTGTAGCTGCTTCAGCTAATCGAGCCGTTGTGAGTGTCATACTTACTGTCGATAAACTTAATGGAACAGAGTCAATATTACCCTGATTATAACGGCCACACGTAAATTCATCAGATAGGATCATGCCCAAACCCTTAACGCTATTGATCGCGCTTGTAGCGTCGTGGACTATTGATGTAGCTATACCGATAACCCCGCCGACTACGTTAACGGCCGCTGATACAATCTCCTGTCCAGTGCTATACACATTCATAACGCCTTGAACGAAGTCGGAATTTAGCGCATCTTCAACAGCATTTGTAATACTGTTAATAACAGACTGTGTGTTAGTTAATAATGTGGGTTCAAACTGCTTCTCAGATGTTTGTTGCGTGTAGATAAACTCAAATTGTATGTTCAATCGACCTACGTTTTGATAATCTTGCGCTATGGAAGCATTAATCAAGCATACGTTAAATGCGCCCGCGTTGGGGTGAACAAGTGTGCCCGGCCCCTTTAGATCTCGACATGCTTTTATTAAATTCTTTTGTGCTGCCCAAGTCGCAAAAAAACCCATAGCTATATAGCCAGATACACTAATCTGTAACGGCGCTGCACTTATATCTTCAATCCACGGGTCATCTTTACCAAAATATGAATGGACTGCTGTGTTTCTATATGCTTTGATTGTAGCGTTAGTGATAGCGAATGGTATTCCGCGCCAACTAGCGGGTCGCTGATCAGTTGTTACTAGACTTAAAATATCATCCATCGATCACTCCTTATGGTGCCGCAAATGACGGCATAGTTCCTTGAACATTTACTGGATTTCCCATTAATGGACCGGTTCCAGTAGCCGTGACTTGTGAGCCATTTGGTAAGTTGTGATAAAGATCAATACGGAGGTTGTTTTGGGCCATTTGACTTGACGCAACCGCTTGTTGGTTATTAAGGGCTTGTAATACGCCTTGCGCTGTTTCTTGCGGATCTAATTCACGACCACTTTCGCGTTTAGCCATTGCATCAACGAGCTTTGTCATAGTCCCTTGATCGTGTAAGTTTATAGAATCATTAATACCAACACCCAAGCGACCTGCTACAAATCGTGAATAACCATCTGAGTCATTCTCGCTTGATGGTGCCCATTTATGAATAATACCATTAACTGTATTAAGGCCATATGTGTCTTGATAACGCATAAGCTGACGTGAGTTCGCAGCTACGCCGTCTTGTAAAGTCTTATAAACACCAAAGCGGCCATCTGAACCGATAGCGCCTTGCCCTGGCATGTAGCTCAAGTTTAATGGATTGTTATTCCTGACAGCTCTTGGATCACTAGCATTGTGGCCTGTGATGCTCGACCAGTTCGAGACGACAGCATTACCGACGCCACCAACTAAAGCACCTACACCGGCTCCTATAGCTGTACCTACGCCCGGTATGACCGAGCCGATCATCGCACCTACACCAGCACCACCAAGTGCCCCGCTGACAAAGCTCTTGCCCTTATAGTCAGGGGTGAGTTCCTCATTAGCTGCTACTGCTGCACCTGTGACAGCACCTACAAGCCCTGCCTTGCCGACAAGAGATAGTAAGCGCGCAAAGCCAGCACCGGCCCCTGTGCCCGTTCCTAATAGCCCCAGCGCATTGGTTATTCCTGATATGCTGGTTGCTATACCGAGTGCCCACCCGGCAAATTTAAGACCAATAAGGATCTCAAAAGCTGTTTTCCATCCACCAATAGCTTGAACTGTATCATTAACTGCGGTAAAGAAGTTAGTAACCGATTTAATAGTCCCGGCCCAATCAATTCCTGATAGCCAGTCTCTAAAGTTTTTTACTTCCTCGCCGATTCTAGTAGCTATCCAATCTCTATTGAGTGCAATCCAGTCGGCCATACCACGTAGCATTGGACCTAATATCGGTCCAACAATGCCCATCACCGTATCACCAAATCCTTGGATACTAAGTCCAAGTGCTGATTGATCTCTTTGAAAATCACGAGCGGCTTTTGCATTAGCTTCAGAGGTAGGTCTATATTTTTGTGCTTCTTCCATCAATTTCTGATAGCCTTTAGCACCTTGATTGACTATATCAATTAAGCTTTCATCAATACCAAGTATTCCCATTAAGACGCGTTTTGCTTCTGCCGAACCTTTGAAGTTCTTAACTGCTTCGAAAGCTTTTGGCATATTTTCTTCAGCCGACTTTCTTGGATCTAGTCCTGCTTTTTGGTATACGCGCATAGCATCAGGATTAAGACCAAGTCTTATTTGACGTTGTATGTCTTGCATACGACGTAGTGTGCCTTCCATAGCATCACCCGATGCACCACCAAGTGTGCCAACCGATTGAAGCTGTGATAGTTTTGATGCATTTATACCTAAAAGCTGACTTGTGATTGATAGTTTATTTCCCCATTCGCCCCAAGCCGTAACCATTCTGTATACACCGGCAACTGAGGTGATTGCGCCAATCGGAACAAGTAGACCAACTAAGCTGAGTCCCACATTCTTAACAATACCAAGGAAGGAACTGAACCCCTGACTGAGTTTACTCAAGCCAGTTAGTTCACCGAATTTAGTAAGTGATTTGCCAAGTCTTTTTGCTGGTGCTTGAACTGAGGCAAGCGCCTTATTGAACTGATTAATTTTCTTTGTAGCATCATCGGCAGCTACATTAAACCTTATACTAAAAGTTCCGTCTTTAGGCGCCATTATGGTATCTCCGATTTATGATCTATTGACCATTTTACGTATTTTAATAACAAGTCTATCGGCATTTCCCATCCACTTCCTGGCCCATATGGCGGCCAACGTAGCCGAGTACCAACAGAGATTATTATTTCTTCCCACTCTTTGGTCGGGCCGATGTAAAATTTCTTAAGTAGTCTCCGGCTTCAGCCATAATAGGTTGAGGAAGCTTTTCGATTGTTAATCTCGGAAGTTTGGTTATTAGTTGAACTAATTCAGCTAATACGTATTCTTCAAAGTTTACATCGACTCCGTCTTTCTTACATTGCTGCGCAGCTTTCAACTTTGCCATCTTTAATTCGGAAAAGTTTTGCGCTCTTAATGTAAATGAACTATATCCATCAATCTCTTCGTCGAGTTCGATAGTTAATTCAGGCGGAACAAAGTCTTCATCAACCTCCGGTAGTTCGTCTACCGGAAGTTCATCGACTACATCTAAGTCTTTAGCTTTTTTAACTTGGGCCATTATTTGCTCTCTCTAACACTTGCGCCTTGTAGGGATAGTTTGATTTCACCAGTTGCGACATTGACCGCAATGGCATCAGTGACCATCATACTTGCACCAATGACCTGCTTACCATTACGTTGCTGAAGAACGACTGGAATACCGGTTGCACCGGCGAAGTCATCAATGCTTAAGCCGTTTGCATCACGTATAGTAAGTTCGATCTTACCATACTGGAATTCAACTCCATTTCCTTGTGCGCCGGTTAAGCCGCTGTAAGGAACAGGAACCCATTGATCAGGTTGCCAAGTAGCATCACTGGCGACGTCGAATGGAACGCTATTATAAAAAAAGTTCGATAAACCCGAACGAGGAATAACTGTCATAATATTTCCTTCCTTATGATGCTGTAAATGTGAAAGCGATGTTGATTGCGTCTAATTGGTTCGGTAGATCAATAGGTAGAATCATATTAATCTTTGTTCCAGTGCCATCTAATACCGCTTGGGCATTAACTCTAAATGTATCGTAGTTCTGAACATAACCTAAGTCTTCAAGCACCTTATAACGTGCAATGAAAAGTGCTAAAGCGCCTTGAGGAGTGATTGTGTTAGAACCAAAGTTGGTTTGATTGCCGTCAGCTACGACCTTCATACGGCTGATGGTAGATGCTACGTTAATCTTGAAATCTTGTATAACATAGGAAAGACCATATAAGCGTTCCGGGAACTGATAGCTGTTGTCCGGAAGACCTTCGCTATCAGTAAGGTAAGTAGTAACCGTTCTTGATAGGACGGGGCGGCCAGAAGCATCTAAGGTATATGTTGAAATACCGTTGTGTAGAACCGTTTCGCGATCTGTAAAGTTAAATGCGTTACTGATCGATGGACCGGCAAAATTCAACGGAATATCAGTTAAAGTTAAATTAGGATCACCTCTTACACTTAATGCGCAAGCTGAACCAAAGGCCGCTGCGATTAATGGAGTAGCATCGGCAGCTTCATTTCCGCCTAAAATAGACGTAAACTTGCTATTAAGTGACGCACCAAGTGATGCCAAATTAGCTGCTGTATCTTGAGCGGCGGTAAAATGGAAACCAAACTTTTGTTGTGAATATCCCCAGCAAGCGGTTAAATAAGTGTCAAATGCTTCTACTGAAGTGTAATCACTATATGGACTGATGAAAGTTGCAACTGGAAGGTTGCTTAAACCAGCTAAAGCCGCTGCAAGTGATGGGCCTGCTGAACCAACTGCGGTCGGAAGTAAGTATACAACGCCGGTAGGATCAACAGTTCTATATCTTGCATACATCAATGTAAGATTGGAGGTAGCACCAAACAATGTAGCCGCAGTAGCATTATCGGTTGCGATATACGGAACATTCAGCGTGGCGGAAGTTGTAATATCAGCTACGATGACTTGATTGTATACAGGACCGGCGGTATTAGCGTCTGACTGAATAGTGTAGAAGTAAAAGGGTGACAAAATATCGGTTGGCACACCTGTATTAATTGTTCCTGACATATATCTGTCTCCTTATAAATGTCTTTTGTATATTTAGTTAGAACTTAAAAAATATACCTTCTAAATTATCGAATGTAGTGCCGGTTTGATAATCAATCTCAGCGATAGGTTCACCGGCTACTTCGAACCCATCCTCTTCATTTATTACGAAATCAAATGACCATATGTATTGATAATACAAGCGCAAATTATCGGAATTTACGTATGATGCGCTAACACCTGAAACACCTGCATGGATCATACGATTTGGATCAAGTCTCCATCCCTTAAGTGCTGCTGTCAGTTCCCAAAATATATCACTTGAGCCAATTTCTGATGCGGCTTGTCCTCTTGGATCAACTGAATTGTCAAGAATGACGATTACATTGAAAGAGTAGGTTACTACCTGCCAACTTGCAGTTTCTGACTCTTCCTCACCAAACTTATAACCGAGACTGGCTACATAAGCTGATGGAAGTGGTAAATTTACTTTGGTCTTAGCGTTAGCGAGTTCGGCTACACCGGCCACGTTGCCATTAAATGATGGACAGTAGGTCTTGAGTTGCTGAATAACTAAATCTTCATACTTTAATGCAGGAGCCAACGTCATTACTTAACCTCTTTTAAATTTACGTTCTGTTCAATCGCCTCGACGACACGTCTTCTTAAATCATCTTCCATATTCTCAAGTGCAACCGTAAGGAACGGTCTTGGATCTTGCTTTCTATTAGTAGCAGCGATAATATCTCCGTCTTTCGTCTTCGTATTACGCTTGCCTTTATCGCCTTTGCTGAACTTCACACCGGGCGGGGCACCACCACCAACTGATCCTTCTTCGAGGAAAAGCGCATAATGTGCGCCATCAGTGACCGTGACGCTTAATCCTCGTCCCGATGCCACGCTAAAGCTTGATGCCAGGTTGCCTGATAGCTCTGCCGGTGCTTGACCTGGTGCCGATGCAATGTGGCTTCCATACTGACGACCAGCCCCTACCGTATCTTCTACTAATCGGGCCGCTGCTCTCGATACTTCTCTACCAGCTTGTCGGAGAACCTTCTTAACTTGCTTGCGTAAGTCCTTATCGTCAACATAGACCGCTTTGATTACGACACTTTCCACTTAAATACCAGCTTTCTTATCTTCATGTGCCTTGCGGCGTTCGGCGGACCAAGGTTTACCTTTAAGAGCTACACTATTTTTCGGTTTAGGTTTGCCTTTTTGGTTCTGATTATGTGCTATTTGTTCCGGAGATGGGCCTTTTAGCCGTTTTGTAGCACTTGATTTTGGATTTTTAGTTCCCAAAACCTTTTCGATTTGTTTAGTGTTTTTCTTACCTTTCCAGAAACCAGGTCTTCCTGTTTGAGCTGCGGATACTCCTGGTTTTGGAGTTCCTTTACCAGCCGGAATTCCTAAAGTATTCCATCCCACTCCCAATATTCTTTTATTATAAAACATCGGAGTTCCATCTAAGAATTTAGAACGTAACACATCGAGGTGCATTTGTAGATTGACTTCGTGTTGAGCCAAGCTCTCTGTATCATAATGAAATCTGATAACACCTTTAGTGAAGTTCTCTAAACCATATTTATTGATATCATTCTTAAGATACTTGCTTGATCCTACATAATCCTGCCATTTTCCGTTTAGGCTCTTCATGCCGATATACATTTGCATCGTTATATTGTTGACAATCATATATGTAAAGCCAATAACCCTTTCCGGCATTACTTCAAACATTAACCATTCGTTGATTACTACTGGATCTATCATACAACACCGGTCCATACGCCTTCACACTCATAGCCCTGAAACTCGCAATAGAGTTTAATAAAGCGTTGTCTTCCGTCCATATCTTCGCGTTGATGTATACGATAACGCTCGCGACGAGTTTTCCCGGTTTCCTGTATTCTCTTATTCCTAAAAATATACCAAAACTCATCAATGTTATCAAACCATCTTACAATGATGGTATGCGTAAGCTTGTTCTGATCAAGTTGTATATTGTTTAACATGGAAAGCGGTGCAATCGTATCAAAAGCAGCATATGCCTTACGCATAATCTTGAATGAGCGATCAATACCAGTGTCATCCGTTTGAGCGGTTTGTATTTCCTTGCTCATATCGCATAGCCAGCTTAAATCAGCTAATTCGATTTCTCTTTTATACACTCAAACAGCCCCCACCGATAACATATGTTTTATAAGGAGAACATAATGTTTCAACAGCATCAATATAAAGATCAAAATTAGTATCGCCTAAGTTTTCCTTCATTCTAGTGACCATTAAGCGCACTGCCTGATGAATAGGCTTAGGAACATCGGTCGGAAGAGGACCAAAGCCACTTGTAAAAGTGACTTGCATATAACTTACCGATGTATAATACATTGACCAGTTGGTTATTTGAATCCGACCAACGTTTGCTTTTAATTCAACGTTATAATCGACACCTTCTGTTAAAATGATGTCATTACAACCAAATATACCGATTCTAACTTCGCTAACTGCCGATGCGGGCTTCGGTAGTGGCAACCATCTGTAAAGTGCCCCCCAATCCCACGCAGTGACCATACTTGACATGCCATTGCTTATGATATTGCTTCTAAAGTTCTGATCATCACGAGCCATAACCCATATAACTTCACGTTGAATGAATAGCTTATTGACGTATTCTTCCAACATAATAGTAGCCACGTCTGCGTATTCGAGGATTAAATCGAGATCAGCATCATCAGTTAACCTAACCTGCTTCCGGAGTAAGTTTACATCGGTAAAATTAGTGGCGGGGTCATAGTATTGTCTTGTTAGCATTACATTTCCTTTGTGATCTTAATAGTCGAGCCATTAGATGGTAAGTTCTCGTAGTGTGCTACTTGATCAGATACCAGCTTATTAGCTACGATAGCTGGAACATAGATGACGTCGCCTTTTTTATATGAATGATAGTCGGAAATGAATTTAACTGCAACTTTCGACATATTATACCTCGATAAAATTAGATAGTAAGTTGGGGTATTTCACCCAACTTACTAAAATGTAGTCTATTAGAATTGTCCGCCTGGAACGCCGGAAACTGGAACCGTAGCAGTATTTGCGGCTTGGCTGTAGTAGTAAAGCGCAGCAATATTGTTGAGGGACCAACCTTGTGTTAATAGAACGCTACCAACGCAATCGTGTTCTAACATAGATTCAGCATAACCAACTGCCTTGAATGCAATCAAATCGCTATCCCAGGTGTTAACCTGAGTGCTACCGTCAGTTAAACCACCGACGTCAGTGGTATCAATACGGAAGCTATCGATTGCTTCTGCCATTCTGATATACTTTGGGTTAACCGTAATGAACGGAGAAACAGTAAGTGAACCAGTGACGGTGAAGTTAGCGGATAACTGATAAGGTGGCGTAGAAGCCGGAATCAAGTTAGATTCGAGGATCTTACGACCATTCCAAGTGTTGTTTTCGTTGATGCTTGGGAATGCGATGTTTTCGCTGTAGCCAAGACCAGTGCGGAACTGTCTAAGGAAACTAGTAACACCGAATGATGTCATGTGAACGATACCATCAAGATCAACTAAGTTTTGTGTTAACTTTAATGTGGACTGTTCTAAGTCATTAGCGATTTGCTGAGTGATGGAAAGTGTTCCATATTCAGGACCGTTTTGAGTAGCACTGGAATAGAAGATCTGACTTGAAGCTAAAGCGGAAAGTAAGCCGGTGAATACCGAGCCACCAGTTCCGAATAACAAGTTGTATTCCTTCCAAAGTCCCATTTCAGTAGTTAAGTTGTCGATAATAGTGTTAACAACCTTTAATGGAGTAAATTCGACCATTTCTTTTGTTACGTAGGTCTTTGCTCCGTATTTCTTCCAGGAAATCGGCACGATGTCCCAAGCGTTTTGAGTGACAGGTAAGAAGCTACCTTCAGCTACGAAACTTGGTGTTACACCTTGGCGATGTCTGAACCAGCCCTTATTACCGTATGGAAGTTGCTCAACATTCAGTAATGGGAGTAATACATTTTTTGCATACATAAGTTCTATTACTTCTGAGGAATAATCGGCAGGTTGCACGCCAGAACCAGCAACGGTATTAGGACCAACATAGCCGGACTTGACTACAAGCTTGTCCATCATTTTTTCATCGTTGAAGTGGGTCTTTGCGTATTCGTGTCCAGTTTGTGGACCATACTTGCGAACCATATGTTGTGTTAAAGCCTGACGGCCTAGTTCCTCACCCTTTGCTTGGTATTCAACAGGGTGCTTTAATGTGTTGATGTTAAATTTCTTAGTTGTCATATTAAAGTCCTTTTTAATAGGTGCGGAGAAAGCCTTTTCACCGTTATCATCACCTTCATCTTCATCTTTTTCGCCGTCATCGTCTTCGGTATCGGCGAATTCAGCTTTTAATAAAGACTCAACTTCAGTGTTAACATCGTCAAGCTTTGCTTTCAGTTTCTGTAATTCAGTTAGTTCAGGAGCAGCGTCTTCGCTGTTGTCTTCCTTAGTTTTAATTGTCTTTAATAGGGCCTTGCCTTCGCTCTTGATCAGCGCGCGAGCCTGTTCGAGTTCTTTAATGGTTGCCATTTTCTTGGAATTCCTTTGCTAAAAATGGGTTTATTGTATTTATAATGGTTATACGAAATGTCCGAAATAGATCTTAAGGGCTTGATCGTATACCTTTACGGCTTTTACGCTTTTGGTAGGCTCTACACATTCAGTGACATAACCTTCTGGATTATCGTTAGACGGTTCTTCAGATTTGGTATCTTCACTTGAACTTATTATTAATGCTTCGGGATTTGCTGGGACACTAACTATAGAAGCTTCGATTAATTCGACTCTATTGTAGTTAAGTCCTTTAGATTCATTGAATTCCCACTCTTTAGGGACGAAACCAATACTTACGCCCATCAGGCCCTTATTGATCTGTCTCCAAGCCTCTTCTGCTTGTATGCCGGAAATAGGCATATCAGCTTCGTGGAACTTGATTGTTCCGATTAGCTTGTTACCGACAACAGCAAGCGATATGGTCTCACCAATAGGCCAGCTTTTTTGTTCGTGCGAGAATAGAATTACTCGGTTCTTCAAGTAGTTTTTAACATCAATACCGCGAGGATCGATTACGTCATCTTCTCGATCTTGGATATTAGACGAAAATACAAAGGTAGCTGTTCTGTCAGCACCAACTTCGATAGGCTCAAAATAGCTCTTTTCGAGTGTAGCTTTGATCTGCTTACCTGTTTTAATGCCCGATTTGAATTGGGTTGATGAAATAGTCTTTACCATTATGCTTCTCCAGGCTCGTCTTCTTGTGGTTTAGCCACATCGCCTTGTTTAATTCCGTCATTAGTAGCGGCTATAGTTTCGTCAGTTTTTGGATCTTGAACTGCTATCGGCATACCATCTTGACCAAGTATCCCTTGGTTAGTTGGAACACGTGGTGTATTACCCCAAGGAACTTCAACAAGTTGTTCGGACTTTCTGTATTCATTTGGTGTAATGATACCGTTGGTTACGAGCTTAACACCCATATCAACTCTTTCTGTCATTGTGGCACGTAGCAATTCATCAAAATTAAAGCGTATTCTGACCTTGCCGCGCTCTTCCTTCTTTAGTAGCTTATGCTCAAATGCTGATTCGATCGCATTAGCTATGGTCATTAAGGTGCGATCTACATAGCTTTTCATCTCGATTTCGTAGTTTGCATAGCCAGTTGCGTTATTAAAACCGATAACAGAACCCGGAATACCCCATCCTTGTGCAAGCTTGACAGCGTTAGCCAGCATTGCTTCGTTCAGTTGCATCTCAACAGGTGTCATTGATGTTTTTAGTATGTTAGCTCCGCCGCTTATGATTGGCGGTGCACCGGCATTCTGAATGCCTGAAACTTGTTGCTTTAAGTTAGCCTGTGAATTTATGATTTGAACATCGTTTGGTTTGCCTGGAAGCTGCAATGCAAATTGGAAGAGTGCACCATTGCGGACCAAGCGGCTTTGCATCTTTTGATAGGACAGGTCGAGACCAATAGTATCGACCATCAATGTAATAGGGGCTGTGCCAGTAATGCCGTTATCTATGGATAAGAACTTTATGTGTATGATCTCGTCAGCAGTTAGCCATCTTGCTGGACCATTTCTAACAGGATCGAGTGTGCGCTTGTTGACAAGCATCTTACAATTGGTTCGATATTTTAGCTTACCATCAAACTCTTCTCTAACGGTTGTATATCCGGGAAGTAGTGGAATAAGCTCTTGAACTAAGCCGACCTTCTTTGGATCATCGCCGTGATCACTAATGATAGCTGCAAAGCCATTACCAGGAACCAGATATGATAATACTAAATGTTCTATAAACTCGTGACCAGTATTACGCTCATTAGGTCTTTCGAATACTTGATTTAAATCATGGTCATAATCTATGATCCAATCGTTTTTTCCGATCTTCTTCTGTATTTCGATCGGCATATTCGCCATATCAGTTGAAATACGTCTAACGATAGCAAGCACGGTATTAGATGTAAGTGCAGTAACTGGATTGACGGCTACACCAGCTTCGGAATAGGCATAACCAGATGAATAGAAATTCGTCCAGCCGATCTCAGGATTGAACGTGCCTACTTCATTAGTGCCATTAGTCGGGTTTGTTGGAAGCTGTGACAATGCGTCCTTAAGGACTAAGTTACCATCTTTCTTAATTACAAGTGTCTTCGATAAGTCAGCCATCAATATACCTCGGTTCTTTATTATATATTTATGTATAAATCACATTTGCTACGGAAACATATGTTTCGACAGGAACAGCGTATTCGAAGCCTTGAAGAACGGCCATTGCATCGATGGTCGCTGAAATCACGTCAATCTTGTTAGGTGAATGGGGATCTTCCTTTTCAACCTTTAAGTTGCCATATGGATTAGGCTGTGATACGCAGTTATTAGCCATCCACGGAACCATATCATTGTTGTGGAAATACTTGTGCTGTCTGATAAGACGATCGAGTTCCTTAGTCGGCGCTGTTAATGGCCCTGGTGCTTGACTAACCTTGAACATTGGTTGACCGGCAGCAAACAATTCAGTTACGAGTTGTTGAGCATTATAACCATCGTAACCGATACCTTTTATCTCATAGTCGTTAATGAGCTTGTATAAGTCATTTTTGAGATAATTGTAGTCGATAACATTGCCGGGGATGATAGTGATCAGACCCTTTAACGCCCAATCCCTATAAGCCGATATCGGAGTTTCCATCATCATCTTTTCAGTAGCGTAGATGAACTCCTTACTCTTTACTACGAGTTGCTTATCTTTAATGCCTTGCGATACGAACTCTTCCCAAGTGGGAAATAAAGCTACCATCGCTGTTAAATCTGATGATTGGCCTAAGTCGATGCCAACATAGCCGAGAGCGTGATCAGGTATTTCGAGCTTCTTATCCCAACATTCATTAAGTAGAGAATCAATGTCGAACACCGGAAATGCGGACTTAAGCCATATATTAAGATGCTTGGTTTTGAAGTTAGCTTGCCCGATACCAAGTGCGGCAGCTTGAGCTTCCGCAGCATATGCTTCAGGATCGACGGACACACCCCAGGCCGGGTTGCACTTTTCCCAAGTAGCTGGATCTTTCCAGTCATCAGGGGGAACCTCATACGTAGTGCCGTCTGTGCGCGTCCGTGTCGTCGTGACTGTGTCAGGGGTCCATATGATACCGAAGTAGCTTTCGTCCGGTATAAGGCCCTCCAGGATCTGTTTAACGGTGCCGTGCTGTTCGTAGCCAACTGACCCTAAGTCCGTGCCTGCTGTCGTGATTACTACAATCATCGACTGCATACGCTTTTTGGCACCAGAGACTATAACGTCCCATACTTTACGGTTCTTAGCTGCGTGCAATTCATCGACGAACACGAAGTGAACGTTCTTACCATCTAAACAGTTGTCTTTAGCTGCGAGTGGTTGATAACGTGCAAAGTTAGTTTTAACGCTTATTTCGTCACCTGATGTTGTAATACCAAGCTGTTTACGCAACCCTTTAATATTCGGGTGATCTATCATTGCGCGCGATACGTCGAATATGAGCTTTGCTTGAGTTCGGCTGTTAGCTACCGAATATACTTGTGGCCCGCCTTCACCGTCTTTACACGTTGCATACAACGCCCACATAGATGCGATGAATGACTTCCAATTGCCACGAGGCACTTCATCATAGCATTTTCTAAAGCGACGTTTGTTGGCTTTACGACCGTCTTTATATACCCAGCCTTGCGGAACACCCATAATGAATATGGCGAAGTCCATAAGCTTAACTTTGGTTCCTACCATCTCTTCTGGAACTTCGGTGTATACCAAGTTCTCACAGAACCAACATAAGTCCCATACTTTAGCTACATCGAACTTGTATGGAAAAGTAGGATCATCGAGTGATCGTTCATAATCGTTTAGATGGCGCTTACAGGCCAGATATACGTAATATGGGGCAGGGATTATACCATCAACTATTTTTTCAGCGTAGTCGAATAACCGGTCTGAATAGTGATATAAGTCGGGTTTAGTTTGGTCTACTGAGGTCTGGTCCATCATCTTCGTCAGCGTTATTACCGAGACCTAGTCGATCTACTGGGGTTAGTCCGAACTTGCTACCGAGTTTGGAAAGCGTGTTAAGGGCGTGCATCATTTCCCGATAGGCAGGAGTGAACCTGATGCCATCAATCGAAGAGCCTTTCTCATCAACTTCTCTTTTATTCTTTTCATAGCGTGCATATGTTTGGACGTATATTTTCAAGTTATAAAAGTCCTGTCGGCAAAGTAATTTGGAGACTGCCATACGTTCCGTTAGGTCATTCCAAATGTAAGCTTCATCAGCAGATAAATCATTTGGTGCATCAGGAGCAGTGTTATCAACAGGAGGTAAAGGGTTTGATCGGCTGGGACGATAAGTTCCGGCCTCTTTCTTTTCTTCATCTGACTTTGATGGTCTTCTCGACATTCGGTAGGTCTCCGTTGATGTTTTTTAATGCACGCGCTAAAAATTACATTACCCCGCGCTAATGCTTGGATCTGTTTTAATAGGTTTAGGGGTATACCCCTAGTGTTTCATATTATTTATAATGGTTGAGCGATGATCATCGATTTGGATAGGTCTTTCTATCAGCCAAACTCTTTTTCGAATGGCAGGACTTGCATAATCCTTGAAGGTTCGATCGTTCAAACCATAAGGCTTTGTTAACTCTAGTTGGGATGATGTGATCGATCTCTTTGGTAGGTGTATCTATATCATTAACTGCACACATAACACATAGCGGCTGTTCGAGTAGGACTTGCTTGCGGAGTTGCAGCCATAGCGGTGTGTGATACACCTGACTATCTATTATGACCTTAAGGTCTTTGCCTTTAGTCTTATGTATGTCATTGAGTGTTGGTGTGCGTGTAGCCATACAGTTATTTATGTGCTCACCGCGACCTGGGGGGCCGGCCTCTCTCTTAATCCATCAATGGTCTTCCAATGTCCGGCCCACGATAAATAAACTCTGAAATGAGCTTTGGATTAATGAGCAATGATTTATGAACTAATAACCACTCCGATTTACCTAAAGCTGTAACTTGAGCTTTTTATCAAAACAATC